GACATGTTAAATAAAATCAAAACCATTATTGGTGGAATTGAACTAACTGAAGAAGTTAGAGAAATTGAATTAGCTGAAATGAAACTTCAAAATGGAACAGTAGTAGAAGCTGAAGAATTTAAAAAAGGTGAAGCAATATTTATTAAATCTGATGATGAAAGAATTGCAATGCCAGTTGGTGAATATGTACTTGAAGATGGTAAACTTTTGGTAGTAGAAGAAGAAGGTGTAATTGCAGATATGAGAGATGTATCTGATGATGTACCAGCAAAAGAAGAAGCATCTGAAGAAAACAAAGAAGAAATGAAAGAAGAAAAATTAGATGAAGAAGCTGCGGTATATGATTGGGAAGGAATGGAAAAAAGAATTAAAAATCTTGAAGATGCCATTGCTGACCTAAAAGCAGATAAAGTAGATGCACCTGAAGATGTAAAAGAAGAAGCATCAGCAGAACTATCTGAAGAAGTTAATGCAGAACTTAAAGAAGAAATTAAAGAAAATGTAAATGAAGAAGTAGAACTTTCGGCTGAAGTTGCTGAACCAGTAAAACACAATCCTGAAGCATCAAATGAAAGTAAATTTACATTACATAAAAATAATTATCCTCAAACATTACAACAAAGGATATATGATAAATTAAATAACTAAAAACAAAAAAAATGGCTACAAGTTTGACAACAACATATGCTGGAACTTTCAAAGATAAGTACATAGCTGCAGCATTAACCAGTGGTAAAACACTTGACAATGGAGGTGTAACAATACTTCCAAACATTGCTTATAAAGAAGTAATGCAAAAATCAGTAATGGGTGATGATTTAATAGTAAACGCAGGATGTGATTACACAGATGCTGGTACTTTAACACTTACTGAAAGAGTTCTTGAAGTAGAAGAATTTCAAGTAAACAAAACAGAATGTAAAAAAACATTCGCACAATCTTGGCAATCTGCTGAAATGGGTTATTCTGTACAAAACCAAACATTACCAAAATCATTTGCAGATTTTATTGTACAACAGTATATTGCTAAAATTGCTGCTAAAACTGAAACTAACATTTGGGCTGGTGTTAATGCCAATGCTGGTGAGTTTGATGGATTCACAACTATTGCTGGTGCTAACATAGCTGATTTAGCTGGTGGTGCAATTGTAGTTGGAACTACTGTTACTGCTTCAAATGTAATTACAGAATTAGGAAAAGTAGTTGACCATGTTGCTACTAATACACCAGCAATCTTAGATAAAGAAGATTTAAGAATTTATGTTGGTAATGCAGTATTCCAAGCTTATGTAAGAGCATTAGGCGGTTTTGCATTAACTGGCTCTGCTGGTACTGATGATAAAATGACTCAATGGTATAATGGTGGTGGACTTACTTTTGATGGTATTCCAATCTTTTTAGCGCCTGGTATGCCAGCTAACAAAATGATGTGTACACAAATTTCAAATTTATTCTTTGGATGTGGTGTTCTTGGAGATTTATCTGAATTAAGATTGATTGATACTGCTGATACTTTAGGTGACCAAAATGTAAGATTTGTTGCAAGATGGAAAGCTGGTGTACAAATCGGACTTTTAGGTGAAGTAACTTATTATACCTAAGATATAAATTAATTAATAACCATTAAAGGGGGATTAATTTCCCCCCTTAATTAAAAACAAAAACAAGATGGCATGTGATATTAGTTTAGGGAGAAAAGTACCCTGTAAAGATGTAATAGGCGGAATAACTAAAGTGTATTTTGTTAATTTTGGTGATTTAGGAACAGTTACTACAAATTCAGGTGATGAAATATCTGATATGACTGGTACTGCTTCTGTTTATGAATATGATGTTAAAGGTACAAGTTCATTAGAACAAGCTATTAATTCTTCAAGAGATAATGGCACAACATTCTTTGAGCAAACTTTAACACTATCATTACCAAAATTAAGCAAAGAAGATAATAAAGAAGTAAAATTACTTTCATACGGAAGGCCACACATAGTTGTTGAAGATAACAATGGTAATAGTGTAATGTGTGGAGTTGAATATGGTTGTGATGTAACTGGTGGTTCAATTGCTACTGGTGCTGCAATGGGTGATTTTGCTGGTTATTCTTTAACACTTGTTGGAATGGAAAAACTTCCAGCACAGTTTATAGAAAGTGCAGTTGCTGGCAATCCTTTTGCTGGAATGAGTGGAACATTCACAATTGTTCAAGGAACCAATAGTTAAAATAGGCACAAAATTCATAGTTTAGTGTGATTCAATATATAGTTTAGTTGGCTAAAGGAGGGTTACAAATTTGTTTCTCTCCTTTTTTTTTAACAGTAAAATAAAAAAAGATGCAAATAATTACTAAAAGTGGAACAAGATTAATTAATTTTATGGCAAGGGAAACTATTGATAATTCTAAAGTGTATCAATTAATCATAAAAAGTGAAGAACAGAATAAAGTCATTTTAACGGACTCTAACGCATCTTTTACATTGGTTAAGTATTATTACACTTATAGTACAACGCAAGCCCTTGATGAAGCTAATTTTTATACTGTGGAGATTAATAACACAACGGATGGTACTTTAATATTTAAAGATAAATTATTTTGTACTGACCAAACACTATCAACTTTTGAAATTAGCAAAAATGTATATATTGAAAAATCAACAAGCAATAATGAGTACATTTATGCTTAAATAAAATATTTAGATGGATAATTTACATTTAATACAATTAAACCAATATGAAAGGCCAGTAATCACTGAAGAAAAAAACAGAGATTGGATAGGTATTGGTGAAAACAATGACTACTACCAAAATTTGATAGATGCATTTATGGATTCAACTACTAACAATGCAGTAATAAATGGTATTGTGGACAGAATCTATGGTAAAGGTTTGGATGCTACTGATAGTCATAAAAAGCCAGAAGAATATGCAAACATGAAATCTATCTTAAAGAAAAAAGATTTAAGAAGGGTTTGTCAAGATTTAAAATTATTGGGTGAGGGTGCTTTTCAGGTTACATATCAAGGCAATAAAATAAAAAGTATTACACATTTTCCAAGAGAAACATTAAGAGCAGAAAAATGCAATGAAGAAGGTGATATAGAAGCTTATTATTATAGTGCTGATTGGAAAGATGTAACAAGAAATACTAAATTAAAAAGATTTCCAGTATTTGGTTCAGGCGCACAGAATGAAATATTTATTGTTAGAAGGTATGTAACTGGATATTATTACTACTCACCAGCTGATTATCAAATTGCTTATGCAGAACTTGAAAAAGAAATTGCAGATTATCTAATAAATGACTGTAAATCAGGGTTTTCTGGCACTAAAATTTTGAATTTTAATAATGGGGTTCCTGACAGGGAAAAACAATTAAGCATCAAAAATGATGTGATGAATAAGTTGACTGGCAGTCATGGTGAAAAAGTAATTATTGCTTTTAACAATGATGCAGAAAGTAAAACAACTATTGATGATGTACCTTTAAATGATGCTCCAGCACACTATTCATATCTTAGTGAAGAATGCTCTAAAAAGATAATGGTTACACATAGGGTCACTTCACCAATTTTAATCGGTT